GCGGTCTAAAGATTGAAAAGATAGCTCCTATTAAAGTACAGTTATCAGAGAGTACTATAGTTTCTGTTTTAACTACTGACGAGATTAGAGAACTCGCAGGATATAAGCCTTTAGAAAAGCCTTTAGAAAAGAAAACAGAGCAAGTATTTAGTAGTGAAGAGCTAGACTTAGCATTTAGTAAAATAGGTTTCACAGATGACCAAATAGAAGTAGTAGAAATATTTGATATTGACTATAACCCTTTCGATTTTGCAGATATGTCTCCAATAGATGGACAAGTAGTAGATATTATTAAAGCAAACCCAGAAGCAACTATAGAGGAGATTAGCGAGCAAGTGGGAGAAACGCCTAGCGAAGTTCAGGAAAGGATAGATAGGCTCGTTAAGAACGGTTTATTAGATTTGAACGGTACGAAAATAGAAATAACTGAGGAAGGCGAGCAAGAGGTATCAGAATTAATCACAGTTTATAAATATGCTAAAAGAGCAGATATAAGCGGTAACGAAATAATAGCAGGTACTAGAGATTACTGTAGAGATATGTTAGCTAGGGATAAGAGCTACACTAGACAAGAGCTTTTAGGAATGGTTAACGATTTTGGACAAAGTACATTTACACATCGTGGCGGATGGTGGAATAGAAACGGCAATAGAGTTCCTTACTGTAGACACGTCTGGAGTGCTAGAACTGTAAAAGTTAAGAAAGATGCTTAGTAGTTACCAAAGGTTAAAATTTAAAAAGGACTTAGCGCAAAAAGTAGCTGAGGAATTAAAAGAAGATATTGAGTTCATTATTATGCGACCACACACAGCAAGAGCAAAGAACATAAGAAGGGAAGTAAAAGAAAGACAAAATGGCTAGAACACTACTAATAGATATGGACTACATAAAGTCTAATAGCATCCTAGATGACAATGTAGACGAGCGACTAATGGTAGATGCGCTCTGGACAGCTCAAAGGGAGTATATAAAACCGATTCTAGGCACTAACTTATTCGATGACATTATAGCCAAAGCTGCAGCAGGAACTCTCGCAGGGAATGACTTAATATTAGTTAATACTTATATAGCTCCCTGTTTACTTAAATACCTAGTATTTGAAATGACTCCAATACTAGCATACAAGTATAGAAACAAGGGAGTAGTTCAACAGACATCTGAGAACAGTCAAGCTACATCTTTCGATGACTTGAACCACTTGTTAAACAGATGGAGAGATAAAGCGGAGATGTTTGCAGAGGACATAATTAATTACTTAGTAGCTAACCATACACTATTCCCATTATATACAAGTAACTCAGATAGCGATGACATCTTTCCTAGTAACTCTGCTTTCACAGGTGGCTTATATTTAGGTAATGGAAAAAATAGAGGTGGCGGTTTTGACTATTTAAGAGATTGTTGTGATTAAAATATGGCAAAGAATAAAGTAAAAAAGTTTAGTATAGTTGATAAGAAGCTAAGAAAGTTTAGAAATGAAGATAACGTACAATCAAATAATAAAAGAGTTTCAAGACTTTGCAACAGCTCACAAGCAAATAAATGAGTTTGGCAACGGAGATTTATGGGAAGTAGTGCAGCACGACTCTCTACTTAAAGACTTTAACTATCCGCTTTTATTTGTGCAAGACAGTCCTGCAACTATTGGGAATGGCTTTATTACTAACGGTTTTAACATACTTGTAATGGACAAAGCAAACGAGGGAACAGTAGAAACAGAGGTTAAAAGCGATACCTTACTAATCTTATTAGATACGATTGCATATTTTGAAAAGCTATATACTGATAATTGGAAGTTTGTAAAAATAGAGAAGACTGGAAGTATAAGCAGCTTTACAGAAAGATTTGACGACACATTAACAGGATGGACTATGAGTATGCAACTTAAACAACCTTTAGAATATAACGAGTGCCAAATACCACAAACATAATAAATAAATAAAATGACAAACTCAGGAGAATTAATTGCAATTAACGGAGTCGTTATAATAAACGACACAGTAGAGAAAGTATTAAATGCAGATAGTTACTACGTAGCTGAAGATACAGTAATAGCTAGAATAGAAGTAAACGGAGACACAGCTACAGATGTACTAGCTTCTTATATCACAACCCCCGCTACTGGAGTTAAAGCAGGAGTACTAATTACACCACAGCGAGGAGATTACTTTTCAGCAATTACTTTAACAAGCGGTAGCGTTGTAGCTATTTTAAAGTAAGCCTATGTACGGTTATGGCTATAAGATAAACAGCAGCCTAGTAGTAGGCGCAAATAGTGGAGGAGGCTTTACTAATACCTATTCGCTAGACTTTGATGGTGTTGACGATAGACTACAACTATCCTCTGACTTTTCAGAAAGTGGAACTTTTACCGTATCTTTTTGGATGAAGCCAGTAGCAGCAGGCTCACCTGTCGGCAAAATATATCCTTTAGGAACTTTTGGAGGCAACTCTAATTATGTAAAGCTAGACCAAATAGGAGTAATGTGGTTAAGGCTAGGAGGCTCTAATGCTATTTTTAACGAGGCTGTAGTAGGTGGAGGCTCTAACAACTTAGTACTAGACACATGGCAACACATCGCATTTATTCGCGATAGTTCAAACGTAATTAGATGTTACAGAAACGGTAGCAGTTTTGGAGGTACTCCGACAAATAGTAATACCTTAACTCTGAACTCTTTTGGTAGAATAATTACCAATACTTTTGGCTTTGAGGGAGGACTTGACGAAATAGCACTTTTCCAAACAGACGAGACATCTAACCTATCTACTCTTTCGACATCGCCTGCGGTAGACCTTTCAGGACTTAGCCCTTATATATGGCTTAGAAATGGAGATGAAGATACATACCCAACAATTACAGATAACGGAAGTGCTAGCAATGATGGAACGATGACAAATATGGACGCTTCGGACATAGTAGAGGACACACCTTAAAGCAAAAAAATGAACATAAAAACATACGCAATAATTAGACTTGAGGACATAGGCTTAATAGACTTTTCACAAGTAGCTCAGACATCTTCTCGAACGGTAAGAAAAAATTTAGATAATAGCGAATTTGTAATCAAATGGCAGGAAGGACAAGAGCCTACTTTTATCTCAAATGGCAAGGTAATTCCTTTGCAAGTTTTAAGTCATTCAGAGTGCTTACAGTTAATGTCTACAAGCGAATGGAGTGAACCGATTGAAGAAGAAATAATCAAGAAATAACTAAATAAAATATAGAGAGAGAATGGAGGGGATGGAAGCTACTTTTATTTTAAAAGATGTTATTTACATAGTTGTGGGAGTTGGCTCTGCTTTAGGGTTCTATTGGAAAATGGTAATGTCAGACAAGAGTCAAGAGGAAAAAATTAAACAGATGAAGAAAGACATAGAAAAGAACGAGTCTGTAATGTTTAAGAAATTCTCAGGCATCCACTCCCGAATGGAGAAGAACGAGGAGAAAGCAAAAGAAACAAACGACATCTTTAACAAAGAAATAAACGAGGTTAAAATAGGTATCTCCACAATTAACGGAAAGTTAGACATCTTAATAAACAAGTAATGTATAGATTCAGTAAAAGAAGTTTAGAACGTATTGAAGGGATTAACCCTATCTTAATTACTATTTTAAAAGAAGCTATTAAGGATTCGCCCTATGACTTTGGCATTCCCAGAGATGGAGGCTTTAGAACCTTTCAAAGACAAGCAGAACTATACGCGAGAGGCAGAACTACAAATGAGTTAATTGAAAAGGGTATTGTGGGAATAGAAGGCAGACCTGACAAGAGTAGAATTACATGGACACTTAAAAGTTACCACATGACTGGCAATGCAGTAGACATATACTGCTACTTTGATAATCGGGCAAATTGGGATTTAAAGTACTTAGAGCCTATAGCTAGACATTTACAAGAGGTAGCTTTAAAACATGGAGTAATTTTAAGTTGGGGGCAAGACCTTTGGGGAAAGGATGGCGCACACTTTCAAATAAATTAAACAAAAATTATGAAACGATTATTTAAAGATGGAATAGTTACTACAATGATGGGTTTAACTATTTTAAGTATAGCTGTATCATTGTACATAAGCAAAGGACACACAGAAACAGAAGCAGGAGCAGTAGCTGCTTTAGGTTTATTATTGCTTAGAAGCAAGGACTCTCTAATAGGCTTGAATCGCAAATGAGAATAATACTACTTTGTATATTCTTAATCTCCTGCTCGCCACAAAATAGACTTAATAGAAAAGTAAAGAGAGCAGAGAACTATGCTTATAAACATGGGTTAGTAATTAAAGACACTATTAAGGTAATAGATACTGTAGTAATAGATAACTATAGGATAGATACTTTAAACACGTTTACAAGACACGACAGCGTAGTTATATTTAATAATGACAAAGTATATCTAAAGTACTTTTACGACACTCTAAGACAAGAGATATACCACGAGGTCGAATGCAAAGGAGATACAATAATTAGAGAGGTATTAGTTCCTGTAGATAAGATTAAGGTAATAGAAAAGGATAACCGATTTAACATTATTTTAATTGTAATACTAGCTGCTTTGTTCTTTGTAATTCTCAGGAAAAACTATGTAGATTAGATTTTGTATATTTACGCAAATTAAAACTAGGATATGCCAAATAGAAACACTACTAGATTAAGATTAAAGGATGACGAGTTTGACTTAATCCAAAAGTATAGACGAATAAAAGAGGAGAGCATAGCAGCAGGTATTAATCCAGACGATGTAAAGCATGGATGGCTCAAGACAGATAAGTCTAGCCTATTCTTTAAGAACCCTAACTTTAAGACTGAGGAGAAAAACAAGTTTGCTGAGGACTTAATTAAGGAGCTAGAACAATACTCGCCAAAGTACCCTACTATAAAACGGAGCAAGTCAAAGGATGGACATTTATTAGTAATAGACCCTGCTGACATTCACGTAGGAAAGCTCTGTTCTATTTTAGAAACTGGTAAAGAATACAATCAACAAATAGCTGTAAGAAAAGTAAAGGAGGGAGTACAAGGAATCTTAGACAAGTCTAGTGGTTTCAATATAGATAAGATTAATTTTATAGCAGGAAACGACATACTACACACAGACACACCCAAAAGAAATACAACCTCAGGAACTCCGCAGGATACGGATGGAATGTGGTATGACAATTTCTTAAATGCTAAGAGGCTATACGTTGAGGTTATTGAGCAACTAATACAAATAGCAGATGTACACTTTACTTTTAACCCTAGCAATCACGATTACATGACTGGCTTTTTTCTAGCTGATGTAATTAAAACACATTTCAGGCATTGCAAGAATATAACCTTCGACTGTAGTATAGCACACCGTAAATACTTTAAATATCATAAGAACTTAATAGGCACTACTCATGGAGATGGAGCAAAGAATCAAGACTTACCATTATTAATGGCTACTGAAAGACCTATACTCTGGAGTGAAACAGAATACCGTTATGTTTATACACATCATGTACATCATAAGAACGCAAAAGACTATATCGGAGTTACTGTAGAAAGTTTGCGAAGTCCATCTCCTGCCGATAGTTGGCATGATAGAAACGGATATATAAGTAAACAAGCAATAGAAGGCTTTATACACCACAAAGAGAATGGACAAATAGCACGATTAACACACTATTTTAAATGACAAGGGTAGAGCTTTCAGACGATGAAATAGAGTATAGTACTTACTTTCCTATACAAGACCCTCACGACATTATGTATAGCTTTGAGGAAATGGTAAGAATGTACACCAATGCAGATTTAGAAGTAGACAATTATATATTAGAGAGGGCAAAAGAAATAAAGATTAAAAACAGTAACTAAAATAAAAGTATTATATTTACACATTCGTAGTTTAGTTTAGTTTGGAAAGAGAGTTAACATTAATTTGTTAGCTCTTTTTTTTGTGCCTAATTAAAATAACTGCTTAAAAATTTTTTTATACGAAAAGTTATATTTAATATTGTTGAAAACTTTAACACTTTAAAACTATGGAAACATCATTTAACAAAATTTGCAAAAGTATTGCAACGCTTAAAACAGAGTCTCAATGCGAATCTATTGAGGCTATGATTAAAACCTTCAAAGATAAGTACAAAAGAGAAGGACACGAGTATTCTTACATATTGGTAGGAGCTTTATTGATGGCTAAACAAATAAAATTTAACTAATGAAAAGAAAACTAACACACTCACTACATGAGGTGCAAAAAGTAAACAAAGAACTTTACGAAGTATTTACTACAGACTTTTGGGATAATGGAACTTACACTACTAAAGACATCTCACACCACGCGACAGAGCGCGAAGCAATAGAACAAAAATTAATTAATAAACATAAAAACTTAAACAAATGAAAGAACTACTAAACATTCAAAGCGAATTAAAAGCACCTAAGAGCCAGTACAATAGTTTTGGTAAGTATAAGTACAGAAACTGTGAAGATGTATTAGAAGCACTTAAACCACTCTTAAAAAAGAATAAATGTACTTTGTATATCTCAGACAATATACTAGAGGTCGGAGGTTTAATTTTTGTAGAAGCAATAGCAACTATAAAGAATGAGAAAGACCAAGAGGTATCTGTATCTGCACAGGCAGGTATAAACCCAAATAAGAAAGGAATGGATATAGCTCAGTCTTTCGGTAGCTCCTCCAGTTATGCTAGAAAGTATGCACTTAATGGATTGTTTTTAATTGACGATACAAAGGACGCAGATACAGAAGCGCCACAACCTAAGCAAAAAGAAAAGGTAACAGATGCCAACCTTTCAGGAATGATGTTAAAAGCTAGTATAGGAGATTTAAGAACTATAATAAAAGACTTTGCCTTAACCAAAGAGCAAGCAGAAAAGGTAACAGAAATGGGTAAAAAACTAAAAGCTAAATAACATGGAAACGATATTAAGAACTGAACTGGAAACAGCAGACAAAAGAATAATAGTATTAGAAAGTACAATAGAAACTTATAAGCGTATTGTAGCAAGTCTAGATGAACGACTAGAACTAATGGAGAAATCACACGCTTTTGAATTAGAAAACTATTACACTAAAAACAAATAACTATGAAGATTAGAAGCTCAGCACTAGGAAAGATTATGACAAACCCACGTAAGAAAAGTGAAACATTGTCAGCAGGATGTAAAACGTACATCAAAGAATTAGTAAAAGAGGATTTGTTTATGTACAGAACTACAATAGATAGCAAATACTTAACCAAAGGAATAGACATGGAGGATACGAGTATAGACCTTTACAATGAAGTACACAATACTCTATATCTAAAGAATACAGAAAGGCTAGAGAATGAGTTTATAACAGGCGAGTGCGACATTAACGCAGAGGATAAGATAATAGATATTAAGACCTCATGGAGTCTAGAGACGTTCCCTGCTGCTCCTGAAGATATAAACAACAAAGATTACGAATGGCAACTACGTTCTTATATGTGGCTCTACGATAAGCCTAAAGCAGAACTTGCCTATTGCATGGTTAACACTCCTGACTACTTATTAAAAGAGTGGGATAACTTAGACATCCACAAAGTAGATAAATGGGATGCAGCGCTAAGAGTTACCACTATTTCTTTTGAACGCGATACAGATAAAGAGCAGGAGATAATGGAGCGAGTTATCGAATGCGGTAAATTCTACAATGAGTACAGAGATTCGATACTAAACAAACAACCAATACTAAGCCAATGAGAAAGGAGGATAGATTTAAACCCTACGTTTACAAGGTGTACAATAGTAGAGGTAATTTAGAGGAGTATTCTAGGTATTACTACACTAAAAAAGAAGCTGTAGAGTGGTATAATACTCAGGGTAAATGGCTAGAAAAACACTTTAACAGAAAATTAATATTAATAGACACTCACTTAAACTTATTTACAAATGTATCAAGCACACTATTTAACAGATAAAGGAATAAAAAAATATTTAAGAACAGTAGACGAGGAAGTCTATAGAAAACATAAACAAATGTATTTGAATCACGATAAACACATTGACAATATATGCAGGATAATATTTGCCTATTTTGATGTACCACTAGAAAAGATTAAAGTAAAAAATAGACAGGCTCAGATAATAAGAGCGAAGCAATTCACAGCATACTTTCTTAGGCGCGAAGTTAGAAGAATAACCCTAACAGAGATAGGGCAAGTTTTCGACCTAGACCATGCAACAGCTTTGCATTCTATTAGTAAGATAAAAGGATTGATAGAAGTAGACAAAGAATATAGAAACTATCACAATGAGCTTTGCACCAAACTAATGGATTTATATAGATAAAAATTAGTATATTTGTAAACAATTAAAAATTAAATTATGGAATTAGAAATAGGTAATTGCATTTATTCAGCTCAAGATATAAGAGAGGAAAAACCTTATAATATATTGAATATTGGAACTACTAAAGACTATATGATAAATACAAGAACGAAAGAAAAGTTTGAGATATTTAAAATTATAGGAGAAAGAGATGGGGTATATATGTTGTTTACTTATTCTGATAATAGAGTAATGCGAATGAATAAACTTACTAAACAAATAGCAAAAGAAGCAATAAATAAAAATTAATAAATTATGGATTTAGAAATAAAAGGAACTCTAACCAAAATAGGAGAAACAGTAACAGGAACTGGTAAAGATGGCACACCATGGAAGAAGCTAACTTATTTAGTGGAAACAGACCAAACGTATAACAACTTATATGCTTTTGAAGTATTTAGTCAAGAGAAAGTAGAGCAGTTTAAAAAATACAATTCTGTCGGTAATAAGGTAAGCGTAAAATTTAATGTTAGTACAAATGAATGGAAAGGAAAGTATTTCACGACTCTACAGTCTTGGAGATGCACAAAAGACGATAGTCAGGTTGCAGCGCAAGAAACTGTACAAGCTGAGGAGGAAAGTGATTTGCCCTTTTAAAAAGGTAATAGATTTATTTTTAAGCAACGGATACAAAATAAAATAGCTTATATTTGTACAACTAAATAAAAATATTACAATAGGTATATAGTGGTTAAATGCAGAAGTAACTACTATTCATAGAATACTAATACTTAAGGCTTATAGGGGAGTTGCTGCATCAACAAACCTATAGGTCTTTTTTTATGCAGAAAAAATGAGTAACGGATGGATTAAAATACACAGACAGATTCTAGAATGGGAGTGGTACGATGAGCCAAATACGCTAAGGCTATTTCTACACTTACTTTTAAAGGCTAATCATAAGACTAGGAGCTATAGAGGAGTAGAAATAAAAGAAGGTCAGGTAATGACTGGTTACGATAAACTAGCAAAAGAGCTAAACCTTAGCACCCAAAAAATAAGGACAGCAATAAACAAGCTAAAATCAACAAGCGAAATAACAAGCGTTTCAACCTCGCAAGGTACTATAATACAAATAGTTAAGTACAAAGATTATCAAGTAGTAACAAGCAAATTAACAGACGAGCAACAAACGGATAACAAACCGATAACAACTAACAAGAATGTAAAGAAAGAAAAGAAGTTAGTCTATCGCAGTTTTAAACACTTAAGTATTACCGTTGAGGATGTAAGAAAACTAGACAAGGAATACAGTAAAAAACAAATAGACTATATTTTAGATGCTATAGAAAACTACGCTAAGAATAAAAGCTATACATCTTTATATCTTACAGCTAAGAAATGGCTAGCTAAAGAATACCCTAAGCCAAAAGAAAAAATAGTTATTCACCCTAAAGACTACCTAGCATGATATTAGAAAACAATTCAGGGAAACAATATTTAGATTCTATTAGGGATGGAAGTTTTAAACTAGGTTTAGAAATAGGCTGCCCTTTAGATAACCATTTAAGATACAAGCAAGGTACTTTTAATGTTATGGCTGGTCATGCGAATGTAGGTAAGACTAAATTTATACTCTACTATTATTTATGTTTAGCTGTAAAGCATAGCAAAAAGTTTTTAATCTTTAGTGCAGAGAATAGCACAGGGGGTATAAAAAGAGATTTAATACAACTCCATGCAGGTAAACAACTTAAAGACCTAGACGAGCAGCAGTATGAATATCACTTTAATTGGATAGGAGAACACTTTAAATTTATAGACTTTGAACAATTTTACAGAATTAATAAAAGGTTTATGAATTTTAGAGATGTGTTTAAAGCAGCTTTAGAAGATTGTGAGTATTTTGATGCTTTAGTTATAGACCCATACAATAGCCTTGCAACCTGCGAAGATATAAAAGGCAATAGCCACGAGCGAGATTATGCTGTAGCTTCTGAGTTTAGAATGTTTTGTAAGCAGCATAACAAGTCTATATACCTTTTGGCTCATGGTAATACAGAGGCTCTTAGAAAGGTTTATCCAAAAGGACATGACTTTGAGTCCTTTCCTATTTGTTTAAATAGTAGTGATATTGAAGGTGGCGGCAAGTGGGTAAATCGTAGCGATGATTTTATCGTAATTCACAGAATGACTCAGCACGAATCTGAATGGATGAAAACAGAAATTCATGTTAAAAAAATAAAAGAGAATGAGTCAGGAGGTACACCTACATTTTTAAAAAACCCTGTAATTTTTCACATGGATAAAGGAGGTTTAAGTTTTAATTGTTACATTCGTCAAACAGATTATAATATTATACCGCCCAATGCTAAAAACCCTTTAAGTAATATGCCTATAATAGAGCCTAAACAAACACAACTAAAGCCAAATAAAGCATTTGATATTAACAAAACCATAGAACCTAAGCCAACAAAAGACGAAGATTGGTTAAGTGGTTACATGGAAGAGGAAGAATTTAAGATATGACACTAGAACAATTAACGACAAAACTAGAATTAAACATTCTTATTGAAAGGGTGCTAGAAAAGAACGGAGCTTATATAACGCCTCTAAGCAAAGAAGATGCGCTAAAGGGTATTACCTTATCAAAACAAACAAAAGACACGTTAAACACGCTTAAAAGTGCCTTAGAACAGATTAACCAACTCTATGACCTTAGCATAATGTACAGCAAAGAATTAAAAAATAAAGATTCACAGATATACAAACTGTCTGTAGAAAACAGTAAACTAAGGACTAGAGCAAATTTAGCAGACCAAAGAACAAACAATATTACTGAATACATAGAACTACATAAAAACAAAACAACATGAAACTACTAAAACAATGCTCCCTAGATGGAGTAACTAGACGAAAAGACAAGAGCTTAAAAATTTCATTTATTACAAGCCTAGAGCAATCCAGTACAGAATTAATGGAAGTAGATAAGCTACTAGACAGTAACGGAATACTTTACTACAAAGATAGCGAAGGACTAAGCACAGATGAAATAAACCAAATTGATAAGGTAGTACTAGACAAACCAAACGGAAAGACTCAGAGCAAAAGACTAAGAAATGTATTGTATATTTACTGCAAACAGAAGATAGGTAAAGAGCCAACAAAAGAACAATTTGCTGAGTTCTACCAAAAGTACACAGAGAAATATATTCAATATATTAAAGACCAGTTAAACGATTAAAACTAAAAGCTATGTTTAAAAAGACAAAAGAATTTAACGATATTATGCAAGAATTAAAAACAACAAATCTACTGTCAGAGGTGGCTTTGTTTGAATGCTTTAATGATTCAATGGCTACTTTTAGCTACAGAGAAGATGACATTTACCACGAATTTAATTTTATTTGTGATAATTCGTTTTTTAGAGAGATGAAAATATCCGAGCTTTTAACATTAAAAAGAATAACATATTTTAGTCATTATATTTATTTAAACCCTAACGAGAAATTAGAAACAATGGCAGGAGTTAAATGGTCATCTTCTGATATTACTGGAGTTAATTAAACGATATAAAACTATGAAGGCTAAATTAAAATTAATTTGTCCACTTTGCGAAAAGTTATTTACAACTCATAAAAGCAATAGAATTTGGTGCAGGGATGAATGCAGAGAAAAACACGAAAGAGTTAAGGCACTTGTAAAAGATAACCATATAAAGCAGAAATCTTTTAAAAATGAATATTTAGAATACAACTTTAAAAGAGATACTTTTTTTATTAAAGGTTGGGAAACTGCAAACAACGAACAAAGAAAAGAACTAATACAAAAAGCATATAAATATGTATAAAATAGTATTCAATTTTAAAAAGGATTTGGACAAATCTATAATGGTTCAAAAGAAAACTAAGAAGATTAATAAAATATTCTTTATTCCTAAGTCAATTATTTTAGAGCAGAAAATTTATACTCAAGAGAAAAACCTTTGGAAAGATGTAAAATATGAAGTGCAAAGAATAGAATTATCATTACCTAAATGGTATTGTAAAAAAGAATTAGGGTTTTACAAATGAGATGTAAAGTTTGCAAAGATAAATTTGAGCCTAAGTACTTTCTCCAAAAGACTTGCTTAGAACCTAGCTGCATTTTAGAATGGAAAGACAAAGTAAAAGACAAAGAGTGGAAAGCAGAAAAGAAGCAGCTAAAGGATAAGCTAAAAACTTATTCAGATCATGTTAAGGAGTTACAAGTTATAGTAAACAAATATGTAAGACTCAGAGATAAAGACAAAGGATGTATAAGCTGTGGCACTCCATTACTAGGTAAGTATGACGCAGGGCATTACTACAGCGCAGGAGGTAACCCTGAGTTAAGATTTAACACAGACAACATACATGGACAATGTGTTTATTGCAATCAACACAGACATGGAGCATTACTAGATTATGCCGAAAGGCTACCTAATAGAATAGGATTGTGTAGATTTGCAGAACTAAAGAAACTAAGAGGAGTAGCAAAGAAGTATTCTATCCCTGAGTTAATCGAAATGAAAGTAATTTATAAGGACAAAACAAAACAACTATGAATGTAACAGAAAACATAACAATAACGAATGAAGATAATATGCAACTAATGTCAAGGTATGAGGACAATCACTTTGATTTAGCTATTATAGACCCTCCGTATGGTTTAGAAAGATTTAAAAGAGCCGCCAAAGAAACAACTGGGGTATATGCTAAACGAGGAAGTTTTAAAAACAAGGATGGGCAAAATTGGAATGATGAAAAGCCATCTATAATGTATTGGAATGAATTATTTAGGGTTAGTAAGAATCAAATTATTTGGGGAGCTAATAACTTTAATCTACCCACAAGCGAATATTTTTGTGTATGGGATAAAATGCAATATATGCCAAACTTTGCATCTGCTGAGTATGCTTGGGTAAGTATGGGCTGCAAAAAACCTGCTAAAGTGTTTAGATATGGAATACACAAAGAGAACGCATTAAGAAAACAGCAAGGAGGCAAAATACATCAAGCCCAAAAACCCTTAAAACTTTATGAATGGTTATTAGATAACTACGCAAAAGAAGGGGATAAAATACTAGACACTCACTTAGGAAGTGGAAGTATTGCCATAGCTTGCCATAATAGAGGCTTTGAGTTAACCGCTTGTGAACTTGACAAAGAGTATTACGAAGCAAGTATAAAGAGAATAAACCAACAGATAGCACAGCAAAGATTATTCTAATGAAGCAGCTAGACCTCTTAAAACATATTGATAAAATAAACCCACCAAAGAAACTTATTCCTAGAGATTACGTTATCAAAAATATTAAACAAAAAAAAATACTATATTTGCAAACGTGAACGAAGCATTTTTAAAAGAAAAACAGCAAGTTATTGAAACAGCCTGCAAGAATATTTGTAAGCATTCGGATATTTGGAAAGACTTATCGCAGGAAGTTAATATCTACTTTTTGACTCACGAGCTACCTAGTAACTTGAATAAGATAGATGGGTTTATATTCGTAGTAGCTTATAAGATGTTTCACTTGTCGGGTAGCGAGTTTAACCGTTTGCACTTTGACAATGTTTTACAAGAATCTACAGAGCTAGACTACTTAAAACTGAAAGATATTCCGTATATTAGTAACAATGTTTACAAGGAGTACCTAGAGCAAGTTAAACAACTGGATGAAATGGAGCGAATATGGGTCGAAGAGATAGTAAAAAGAAACCTATCTATAAAATTGTTTTCAGACCACACAGGAATACATAGAGCCACAGCAAAGGAACGAATGGAAAGCATATATAACAAACTAAGAAAGCAAAACAAATGATAGTAATTATAATATCAATACTAGCAATACTAGGATGGACTAGCTTATTTAAACAAACCTTTACAATTAAAGAAGGGTTTAAACACAGATTCAAATTAATAGCTCCCTTGCTTAGAAGGATTGAAAAGATAAACATAACAGGAATAGAAGGACATGAGGGCAAGCCTTTTAATTGCGCTTACTGCTTATCTTTTTGGACTGGCTTAACCTTGTCTATTTGCTTGCTAGACATTTCATACATGGTAATATTCTTATATTTCGCAAAACAAGACTAATGAACTACAGAGAGTTAAAATGGGGAGCTTTAAAAAGCTATGCTACTAAGCTAGGAATAAAAACTAAGGGAATGACTAAACAAGTCCTTATAGAGTGGTTAGATGCCATGCCAGATGTAGCGCATGGAATAGAACAGCTAGAACCTTTTAAGGGTATTAAACAGCATCACCCACTTTTCGACGAGATAAAGGACTATCTGCCATATTTAAAAGCATATAAGAAACTGAATGCAGTAAGCAGAGACCCAAAGATTAACAAGGCAATAGCTACTTTATTTGTTAAGTACATTGAAACGCAAAAAAATGCTAAGATAAACATAGGGTGCGGTAGATGTGTTAGTAGCTATTACCAGAGAATGATAGCAAACTACAATAAGCTAGCAGATGAGTATGGAGGAGAACGTATATAGCTACTGCTTAGAAGTGCATGAGGATGGTAACTTGTACATGGTTACTGAATACATGAATGGTTATATTACTATTTGGGCAGCGAATGCAACTATAGAAACAGAAGGCGAAGTATATTTTATTAACTTATATGAAGATTAAAAAAGGTTTAGATATGTTTACTAACGGAATGTTATAAAGAGTATCTGTAAAACTCTGCGGTCAGGGTTTAGCAGCCACCGAAAGGAAGGTGTTTTTGGCGGTTCGACTCCGTTTTTTTATTCTTTACAACACAGAAATATACCACACTAACCAAAACAAAGATGAAGATTAAACGTAAACACTATAAAGCATTACAGTATGCTTCACTTATTCAGAGATGGAAGTATCTACCCAGTAATTTCATTTTTGAAGTGGTGCAAAATAGCGAGGTAAACGAAACAATGTTAAACAGAAATAGAATAGAGCAGAATGGTAAAAGAATACGAAGAAATGGACTACAGTAAAAATTATACATACAAGGATAAAAAGATATACATTAGCTATGAGACTAAGAAGTATATTTTATGCTCTTTTAACGAGAATGGCAAGGGAACTTTTAAACTAGATAAGACTGCTTTCTATGGATAAGGAACTAACCCCCAAAGAGCAGAAATTTGCAGAGCTATGTGTAACGCTAGGTAATCAGACAGAAGCGTATAGGCAGGCTTTTGAACCTACTAAAAAGGATGCTGAATGGTTAAGAATTAACGCTTCACAGTTAGCAAACCAAACTAACATCGCACTAACGATTCAAAAACTAAAAGGTGAGCTGTCAGAAACGCATGGAATCGACAGAGCTTTTATCTTACAAGGCTACTTACAAATCATTTCAGATGCAGACTATACTTTTCAGTTAGGAGCAGATAACACACTAACCAAAGAAGATAAACAAGCCTTTTATAGAATAATGAACCAAACTAAGAACACAGATAAAATAAGAGCCTTAGAAGCAATATCTAAAATGATGGGATTGAATGAACCCGAAGTGATAGAGCATAAGCACACAGTAAAAACTTACAAGACTAATTGGGGATAATTGGAGGAGGTAGACCTATATAGACCACACCCAAAACAAAGGGAGATACATAAGGCACTAGACACAGATATAAAATATTGTATAGTTTCTATTGGTAGGCAATTTGGGAAGTCTACACTAGGTGAGAATCAATCTATTAAATGGGCACTAGAAAATAGCCATTGGAAGATAGGCTGGGTTAGTCCAATATACAAGCAAGCAAAGAAAGTATTTAAGGACATAGAGAAAGCTGTTATAGGCTGTCCATTTATTACCAATGTAAACAAAGGAGACTTAATCTTAGAATTTGATACAGGCAGCTCTATTCAATTCTATTCAGCGGATGCCTACGATTCTATAAGAGGTGAAACATTCGACGCTTTAATTTGCGATGAGTTCGCATTCTTTAAGCCTGAGGCATGGAATGAAGTATTGAAAGCAACCGTATTAGTGCGAGGTAAAAAGGTACTTATCTTATCAACTCCCAAAGGGAAAAACCAATTTTATAATTTATTCAATCTAGCAGAGCATAATCAAAACTATATTTCATTTAGAGGTAGTTCATACGACAACCCATTTATCGACCCCGAAGAAATAAGAGAAGCAGAAAGGAACTTGCCAGACCATGTATTTAAACAAGAGTATCTAGCGGAGTTTTTAGATAATGGTAGCTCAGTATTCAGAAATATACAAGAGTGCGTTAAAAGCTCTAATAACACGTCTAGCCTTTATGCAGGGGTTGACTTAGGACGCTCGGACGATTATACTGTATTAACTATTGTAGATTCAAACAATATAGAAGTATATTCCGAAAGGTGGAGGCACATGGAATGGAGTACAATAATTAACAACATAGTAGAGCAGTTAAACCACTACAGACCTAATACGTTAGTAGAAAGCAACGGAGCGCAGGACGCTATTTTCGAGCAGATAAGAAATAAGGTAGCTTACAATAAAAATAGTATACAGCCATTCGTTACCACATCCAAAAGCAAACAAAATATAGTAGAGGACTTAATAGTTAAGTTTGAAAATAAGGATATAGGAATAATAGGGCATGACTGGCAAGTAAACGAGTTAGAAGTTTTTACCTATGAATACAACCTAAAGACTAGAGCTATTAAGTACAGCGCACCTGTAGGCTTGCACGATGATTATGTAATGAGTAGAGCAATAACTAACCACGCTTTAAAAACTATGAAAGCAAGCGGTAAGTATTTTGTATATTAAAAATAACTGTTAAAAAATTTGGTGGTTCGAAATAAAGGTTATACTATTGTAGAAACAAACTAAAACAAACTAAAAAAAACACTATGAAAAATCAAAGAAAAGTAAACCCTACTTACCTAGCATTAATCGAAAAATGCAATCAATTAAGAAAAGAAAAAAAAGCAGCTTCAAAATTAAGAAGAGAACTAAGAGAACTAAAACAACAGAGTTTGTAATAAAATAAACAAACCAAAACAAAGCACAAAGGGAACTATTAACTTAGCTCCCTTTTTTTATGCTTAATAATTATACAACTATTAAATAATTTTACAATAGACAATATGAGAATACCTAAAAGCCTAAAAGAGGTACTTGTAAAAGACTACATACAAATCAATAAGATAAGGAGCGCAGAATATGACAATCCTTTCACTAGGACTATTGACCTATTGTGTATTTTCAATGACAGAGAGGATGTATTAAAGTGCAAGCCTTCTGAACTAGCTATAGACCTTAGCCACTTATTAGTTGAGCCTAGTAGAACTCTTAAACAGTATTTCACTATCAACGGTAAAAGATACGGAATAGTTAACCATATTAACGATTTAGAAGCAGGGCAGTATATGAGCTTCACAACTTACTTAAAAGGGTTTGCAGACAACCCTAATGTACATATTGAGCAGATGCCTGACATATTAGCTAGTGTTATATTTCCAGTAGATAAGAATAATAAGGTTATGGCAATAGAGCCTAGCTACTTTCGGAATCTAGCAGAGGATATACGTAATACAGTGACAATAGATGAAATTTACGGAGTAGCTGTTTTTTTTTGCAATCTGTCAGCGAGCTTAACGAAATGTACTCAGGACTATTTGAGTCAGAAAATAGAGAACATGACGGAGCAGAGCAAGAACGCAATATTGGAAGTAGCGAAGGATTTGCAGAAAGATGGGGATGGATTGCCACACTCGATAATCTCT